GCCCCGTTAGGGGCTCATCGCAAATGGTGACTGGTCGTCGCCTGGCCACTAAAGGCCTCGTCGCTTAGTACCCTGAAAGGGGGCATAAGCTGGTGTTCGACACCAAGACGTCGCTGCAGCGGCTTCGTGCGATTGGCTTAACTGCCAATCAGGCACATGACCTGGTAGCCCTAGTCCAGAAATGGATTAGCTGCTCAGGGGAAGAATGGGCGGTTGACAGAATCAAGTCTATTAAACTTGATCTGTTGCACCACTTCTCTGGTCTTGAACCAGCGAAAAGTCACTCTTGGATCCATTACGGCCCTAAGGGTCCGAAAGGGCCCTTCCGTGCTCTGTTCCTGCTCTCTAGGAGAGACTTCTGGAGGGCATGGAATGCTGTAATGGTGTACACTGGCATCAGTTTTCAACACCCTGAATTAAGGGTGACTGAGCGTCAGTGGAGAAAAGCGGTTTCCGCTATTCGGCGGGATCCCGTGTCTCCGCTCAGACTTGTTGAAGGTCTGGCGGTGGTCCATGAGAGCCCCTTCTCCGTGCTCGTAAAGGTTCGAGCTGAGACTGGATCACCGTTGGTTGATTACCAACCCAGTCCCGTTCGGAGAAGTCCGAAGGGCTTCAAAACTGTCCCTGAGGTGGAGGGAATAATCGATTCCCTTGACGTTCTGGTTCAGAGGACAACGTGGACGACCCAAAACTGGGACATCCTATCCGGTGTCGTGAAGGGCATCGAGAGTGAAGTAGTACCCTACCTCGAATTAAATCTCGAGGACGAGCGGAAGTCTGGAGGACCTCCGACGCCAGAGGACTTGCGTCCTCTGATGGGGAACATCTCTCTCATCCAGGAACCGGGGTATAAACTCCGGTTTGCTGCGAACCCGTACCGTGTGTATCAGTGTGCTTTAGAGCCACTGGGCACGGCACTATTCGACGCTTTAAAGAGGGTGCCGAACGACTTTACGTTCGACCAAGAGGCGGGCATTGCATATGCCCAAAAGCTCCTCACCCACGGTTTTCAAGCTGTGAGCATGGATCTGTCTAATGCAACAGATCGTGCTCCATTAGATTTCCAGCTTGAACTCCTTAACCGTTTGGGAGTCAGCACCCGATGGATCCAGTTTCTCCGTGACTGTTGTCGCGGGGATTGGTTCACACAAACAACAAGACATGGGCCTTGGGAAAGGCTCAATTGGTCTGTTGGTTCTCCACTTGGATTGTACCCTACATTTGCCAGTTTTGCACTCTGGCATCATGCGGTAGTACAATATGCCTTTTGGCGTCTTGGAAAATCCAAGTTTGATGGATTGTATCCCTACGGAATCGTAGGTGATGACGTATTCATCATGGACCGTGAGGTCGCAAGCCTTTATCGGCAGTTGATGGAGTCCTGGGGTGTTGAGATATCCTTGGTGAAAACTTTGGATAGCAACACTACCGCCGAGTTCCTCGGTAGGATCATCACTCCTAACAGAGTGTATCACGGACTCAAATGGAAGGGTCGGGTTTCTGATGATTCCTTTGTGGATTTCGTCAGGAATATCGGTCCCGGGGCCTTGACCATGTTGAGGCCTCGCCAGAGGGCCATGATTAATTTCGTGGCACCCTTGCCTGAACCTTATGGGCTGGGGTGGAACCCCTTGGGTCTTCCGGTTGAAGCAAGATTAACTCCAGCACTCGAAAGGGTGTGGTCCCGTGATGAACGGGTAGTCACTTTTAATCGGAGATCAACACGTGCCAACCGCTTGTTCTACCATAGTGATAGAAGTTGGTGGTGGCATTCCAGTGACAGTTCTCTGCACTGGGATGCTGAAGACCTAGCCAGCGACCAGCTGGCTGAGGAGGTTACACAGACCCTACTCCCTGGATGGGAATCTGGGGAATGGATCTGGCCTAACCTACCCGAGATTGTTCGCCTAAGAAGCGAGACACCCCGGGAAACCTCGGAGAAGCTCCGCCTTATGCTTCGGCGATCCTCCTATACCGAGAGGTATAGTGAAGTTTCAACACTGGTCGTGTTGGAGCGTAAGGC